CTGATTGCGAAGGTCTGCAAGCATGGCGATCAATGCCTTCTCACGTTCCTCAATCACTGGCAAGACAATTGCAAGAATTGCTTCTGCGTCTGCTGTCGGGTCGATAGCCATAGCCTCATCAGTAGTGGTTGACTCTTCAGTTGTCTCTTCAACTGTTGTATCTTCCAAAGCTACTGGCTCAGCTGCAAGCTCTTCCATTGCGACCTCTTCAATTGGCGCATCTTTAATCTCAATGATTTCGCCATCCACTACGACGTAGATTTTGCCATCGATTAAGTGCTCCCCATCTGGTAATTTGTTCATGTTATTTTGGTTTAAGTGTTTACTTAATTTAAGACCAAGAAAGCCCTCAATGGAGAATCCGATTTGCTCCTTGGCAACCAGCTCTTCAAAGTAGTCTTTGTCGGTTACCTGGGCTGTCAACATGAGAGTGCCTTTTGGTACCTCGATGCCAAATGTGCTAAATGCTTTGTCTTGGGTTGGGTTGTCCACGATCCATGTTTCAAGGATATAAGCTGGCACCTTCTTGTCAGTGTCATGCTCCAGGTTGAAGATGTCACGATTGCGGAGGTCAGCCATGAACTTGGTGTGAATCTGCTCAATGACCTCAGCAGTGAACTGCACATAATACTCACCCTCATCATCGCTCTTGCGGTAGATGTCCATTGGTATCATTGCCGGTGCTGTGATGCGGTACTTCAAGTCATCAGCGAAAATCATTTTTTTCTCTGCTCCGAATGCAAGTCCACGAACCTTTATGGCCGGTGTACTCGTGAACGCAATCATCTCAATTCCAAGATTCTCGCCATCGGCATACTCATCATCAATGGTGATTTTGTAAATAGGAATATCTTTGGTCATGCTTATATTGCAAAATTTGTATCTTTGTTCATAAATCAATAATTATGATACAAGTATTTGACCAGGAGATTCCTAACAAAATGAATGAGCTGACCATCGAGCAGTTTGAAAAAATCAGCCAAATCCTAAACAATCCCGACTTCGACAACATCGAGAGATATGTTGAGATGTTCAGCTATCTCGGCATCAAGGAGAGCCTATGGGATGACTACCCATTCAGCAAGTTTGTTGAGCTGATAAAAGAATTCAATCTGAACTCATTCACACCAAGTGAAGCAGTGACATCAATCGAGATGGATGGCTACACATACGAGGCGCAGCTCAAGCTGTCAGTCAAAGAGACCAAGCTCATCGAGAAGATTGTGAACACCAAGCCGAACCACTACCTGAGTGATGTTATGGCCATCATGTTCAAACGTGCTGACCTATCCAACACCGAGCACTTCACCGATGCGCACCTCAAGCACAAGTCAAAGTTGTTCCGCACTCAGAAGGCTGAGTTGTGCGTGCCTTACATTGTTTTTGTGACTGACAAAATCGCTGAATATGCCCAAGCCAACACTACCCAAGGGGTGGAATCAAGTCAGTCTTGAGCAGTTCATTGAACTGAGACAACTGAAAGGTGAGGATGGTGTATTCAACCACAACATCGATATCCTCTGTACGCTCACTGATGGGCTACCTGATGACTTCGATGACATCGACATCGCAGATGTGGGCGAAATCTTCAAGGAGCTGCCGTGGCTCTACACTGAGCCGAGCAAATTGTACACAGATAGGATAGGAAAGTTCTATCTCAAGCCAATGACTGACCTGACTCTCGGTGAATTCATCGACCTGGAGCACTACTTCACCACTGACTACCTTCAGTATCTGCCCAACATCTGCGCTCTGCTGTATCGAATCCCTGAAATTGTGGAGGACAATGTGGTTGCAAAATGGGAGTCAACTGATTTCAAGACCTCAAGTCGGGTGCATTACTTCCTCGACCAACCAATCACCAAGATGTATGGGGTACTTACCGAGTATATCAAGTTCCGTGATAGCTTCATCACCAGCCACAAGAATCTAATGAGCGAGCAAGTGGGTGAAGATGTCAATGACATCACTGACCCGGAGGAAAAGAAGGAAGCGGAGCGTGAGAAGTCATCGCAGAAGTGGGGATGGGAGCAGCTTATCTGGTCCATGTGCAATGGTGACCTGACCAAATATGACCAGGTGATAAACATGAAGCTCGTGCTTGTGTTTAATTTCTTGGCGATGCGAAAGGAGCTGGAGATTTAATAGTCCAGTGCGTAGTTGAAATCTCCGTATAGCGGCACAAAGTCATAAATCACCTTGGGCTTTCTGCGCAATAAATTGCCAAGCTCCAGGATTGGGAATCTCTGAGCCAAATCAGCCACATACATTCCATACATTTCACCAATCAATCCATTCATCTCGAGTGCATCATTGAATTTTCTGACCAATCTGAATGGCGCAATGCTCTCGGTGCCGTTGTTTAGATACCCAAAATAATAGGCGGCAAGGATTTCGATGCGGATGTTGCCCTCGGTTGTCACCTTGGCATTGATACGCACAGAATCATACAGCGTGTATGTGTCGATGAGTGCTTCATCCTTGATGACTTTCTTGAGTGTGTTGGCGACTCTCCTTCTGAGGGGATACTTGTAGTTGTATTCACCGGTGTTTTTATATCTTGCCATTACTTATATTGCAATCAGTCTGCAATTTGTTTAGGAATCTGACAATCGGTCCATGAATCCATGGTGAATGTTATGGTCATCAACCATCCAGCAGCATAGTCGAGGAGGTCATTGTTGAGTGGCACGAGAGCTGGTAAGCCGACCACATCAAAGTCACGATCATCAAGATTGAAAGTGTAGTTTAAATACAAGTCCATGAGAATCTGATGGCAGTCACTCAAGATGACGTTGATGTTTGCACGGTCCTTCTGGATGATATCAAAGCAATAAATCTCCAGGGTGAAATCATTGGTGTTGTCCGTTGGAATCGCATCGATTGGCACGATGTAAACAATCGGATACTTCTCATCCTTGGTGGCGAAGTTGAAGAGCTGCTCCTTGAAGTCAGAGCCAACCTTTTTCACCTGGAGGTGTGCATCATAGAATGCGATGATTTCGTTGATGAGTGCTTGATAGCTTATCATAGTACTGAATTTTTCATGATTTTGTTGACCTTACTTTGTGTGGCTGTCATCTCGGTCTCACTGACCACAGCTGTGACCATTATATTCTGACCTGACTCCATGCCATTCGGAGAACCTACGTTGTTGGCTGCGTTGCCTTGGCCGAATAGGTTACCAGGTGTGAATGCTGGCACGGCTGAGTTTCCTCCAGCTGAACCACCACCACCACCAACTGATGGGGCTGTTGGGGCTGCACCACCACCTAATGACTGCAATGCCTTGGCTGTCGCTGCAATGTTACCAGCGATACCGATTGCTGTGGAGATATTGTTGAGCGCAATGACTGGAGCTGCTGCTGCACCTGATGTGGCGATTGCTTGAGGTGTTGCCAATGCTCCGACATTCGCTGCCTTGTTGGCAATTATCATCTTGGCAATACCGATGGCTGACTCAGCGATGACTGCTGCCTTCTGCACGCCTTTGGACTTCTCGAATAGGCCCTTGATTAAGTTGATACCTTGAGCAGCGACCTCAAGACCTTGCTGCTGAATCGCTCGCTTCTGCTCTTCGACTGCTGCTGCTGCTGCGATGACTTTAGCATCCGCTGCTTGCTGCTCACCGAATGCTTTCATGTTGCCCTCACCCTGAATCTGAAGCTCTTTGGTTTTGGTGTCAACCAATCCCTTGACAATATCAGTTGATTTTTTGGTCTCGAGCTTTACAAATTCGTTTGCAGATTCTTGCCTGATGGTGTTTATTTCTAAATCACGGGCAGCCTCAAGAGCAGTGACATCTTGCTTGTATTTTTTAGCCTCTGCAATTAGTGCAGCGTACTTTGTTTTGGTATCATCAATCTCTTTTTGCGATTGAGTTTTTGTGGAGTCAACCACCAGCTTGTTGGCTGCTGCAATTTCTTTTTGAATTGCTGCCCTTCCAGCTGCATATGCTTTGGCATTCTCTGACGCTTTGGCTTTGGCTTCCTCTGCTTTCTTATCTTCAGCCGCTTTCTCCTCTGCGTCATCAGCAATCTGAATAAGCTTGCGCTCCTTGGAGCCATCCTTGACAATTTTATTCTCTTCCTCGATTCGCTTTTTTAGGGCCTTGCGTCTCTCGATGCTGTCCTTGTCTGACAGACCTTTGAGTTCAGCATATTCCTTACGAGCATCTCCAAGTCTTTTCTTTGCAGCATCGCTGATGGATTTTGATTTCTTGAGCTCGAGGTCAGTGGTATCCTTACCAGCTGCCTTGGCCTTGGCAATCTCGATATCGTATGAGTCAGAGATAGCAGCCACTCGCTTCTCAGATGACTTGAATGCCTTCTCATTGGCTTTCTCCATCTTGCGAGCGTTCTCCTCTGCTGCATAGCTTGTGAGCCCGAGCCAATCGGTCAGCTCCTTGAATGAATCGATGAGCAAATTGATTGGGGCCATCAAGAAGTCAATGGCTTTCTGGAGCACACCAATCTTATTGAGGAAGATTCCGATGCCGACCACAATAGCTGTGATGACTGCGACCAATAAGAAAATTGGATTCGCAAGAATCTGCAATCCAAGCTTAACGAATGCGCCACCCATAGTGGTGACAGTGCTCGTGAGGCCCTTCAGTGATTTGCTTATATCGCCAGCATTAAGACCACCAAGATTCTTGGCGAATACTTTTGCCTTATCAGATGCCTCTTCAAAGTCGAGTGACATCAATGAGTCCTGGATGCCGCCAAATGAGTTTTTTATCTGCTCGAATTTTGACCCTGAGGCGAACACATTCACAGCATCATTGGCATCCTTTATTCTATCCGCTACCTTACCAGCTTGGGCAGCGAGTGCGGCCATTTGCTCTGGGTCAGATGCTTCAGCAATGGCTGCCTTGAGTGAGCGGAGCTCTGCCTTCAGTGATTGAACACCGGAGAGCTTGAGAGGAATTTCTATTTCATTACTCATATATGCGGACTTCGAGAGGTGAGTTTAATAATTTTGAATCATCATGCTGGTGACCACTATTTCGGCACGTTATGACCACGATGTCACCATCGCTGTTGACGTAGGCAGAAGCTTGATAGTCATGCTCTACATTGCCAATAATCACGAAAGTGTTTAGAGAGTCGAATGGTGTGGTCGGTGTTCCTTTGTATTCACCAACTGCTGTACGACTCCAGGTGATTGCTCCGATGTTATCAGCCAATACCACTGCGCTTGGTGCAGCAGTGCCGCTCTGCGTTAGTAAGGCCACATAAGTTTGACCCACAGCAGCAGCTCCGTTGATGCGTGGTGTGATGATACCATCCTCCTGGAGTGTTCTGTTGTCACCGATGACCACGCCTCTGAGACCATCACCGATGTTGTTGCCCTCACCACGCACGATGACGTCATCACCTGATAGGTTGACATTTGCCTCTGTTGATCGTGTGACTAAATTGGTGGAATGAGTTGTCGCTGTGATTGGTGGTGATGTGGGTGTGCCCGGATTCGTTACGAATGGAGCAAGCTCAATCTCGCTGTCGATGCTGATGAGCTCCACCTTGGTTGGCACCTCTGCATTGGCATCATAGTCGATGACCTTGTTGATGTTCCACCATGAGTTGTCGATTCGGATTTTGTCATTGAGCTTCAGCGTTTGGATATCTGCCTCGGTCAAATGGAAGTAAGCCACCAACATCTTGCCTACATTTATCTGGTTGACTGTTCTGCGCCAGTACAGATTGTAGAGGTTGTTGGCAGTCAGTGTGCTCGGTGTGTAAAAATAATAATCGCACGTTGCGAAGTTGATATCGAAGGTTGGCGTGAGCGCATCATCAAAGTGGCCAATCATCGGATAGGTTGTCAGTCCGAGTGTGCCCGTGGTGCCGTACTCAATCAAGTCCCAGGTGCCGCAAGTCTGCTCGCCACCATCATATAAGATGCGGATGTTGGTCTTGGGTGCCTCACCATTCAGTGATGGCACATAAGCATCGAATGAAGTGGCAACCACTGGAGTCGGTGAGAAGATGAGTTCCTTGGTATCGGTGTCCTTCACATACTCATTGTCAAAGGTGTACTCAAGCTGCCCATAAATCTCATCGGTCATCTGTGTGTATACAACATTGGGTGAGTCAGTGTCGGCCTTGTATGTTAGCTTGAGTTTCTTGGCTGATAGGTCTGGAAGGAATATGAGATTCTGCTCCCGGTCCTTCATGAGTTTCTCAGACCAATCCTTCTCTGCTCCGCTGTCATAGTATTCATCACGGTGGCGAAGGACAATGTTGTTGGGTTGGTCCACATCGGTGTCAGCGAAGAGATTGTACATCTGGAAGATGGACTTCACAAAGTCGCTCTGCTTGATTTTGAGCGGCACATATTGGTTGATGTCCAGGATACCACCAATCACTTGGATGTTGGCAGTTGGAAGGATGCGCACTCTCAGGCTGTTGACCTTGAATACTGAGTATACTGGGTCAGGTGCTGGTGTGTATGGGAATACTGTATTCGTGAACCATGCAGTGAATGTCTGCTGTACTCCGATTTGAATCTTGATATCATCGGCAGCAAGAATCTGTTGAGAGCCAGATGCGTTCTGCATTGCAATTACTCCACCCGTTTTGATGCCTGCTGCTGCTGGTGAGAAGTTGTGTATACCTGGAGCAAGTGTGAATTGATTGGCAATGTTTTGGAATGGTGCCACATTTGATACCTGGTCTTGATATCCTTCCACGCTCACAGCTATTCTCGGCCTTGCAGAATATCCATTGTACATATTGTACACATTCACGCTGTTGGTGTTGTCAACATAGAACTCATAATTGACCTCATACTCCACGGTGTATCCTTCACCAGCTGCCGAGCTCGTGGTGATTGGCACGGTGTAGACTCCAGTGCTCGGATTGAATGAGCCTTGCACGTCAGTGATTTCAGTCCATCCGGTGACGTTGTCATAAGAGCCGAATGAGTTTGTGAGTGTCTCTTGCTGAATGCCATTGATGGTTGCCTCCACCAAATAGTCAGCTGTGTCAAATGTGTTGCTATCTCCATTGTATGGGATGAGCAGCTTATCAAAGCGAGCAGCAGCCAGGTCACTCCACTCGTATTGAAAGCCAGCATTCGAGAAGATACGATCAAGGTAAGTTTTCGCATAGATGGCTGGCTTCATCTGACGCACGTTGTATATGTTGTCAGAATCATACGGCAGCACATACTTGAAGCCATCAGCGACAGTGTTGTCAAATGTGGCCACAATGTCAGCCGATGTGAAGATGTGGTTGAGGTCAGTGAAGTCCAGAGCAGTGAGTTCCTGGTTGGCTATCGCTGTAAAGAATTCGACCCTCGTATCTTTGATGAGGACCTCATACTCGACAGCTTGCTCATACGCATCTGTCTGCTGATTCTTGTTGACTGAGAGCAGCTGAAGCAGCGCATCCTCCATGATTGGCACGTTGTTCTGAATGACGCTGCACTTGGTCAGTGCGTTGATGTCAAAGGTGCCAGCCTGGATGTTGACATCATAGTAGTGGTTGAGCAGCTCGTTGTTGTTCTTGCTACCAACCAAAGTGATGGTCTTGGAGAACGCTCCGCTGCGCTTGGTGAGGTCACGAATGTCCCCGACTGCAAAGTTCAAAGGAAAGACAGTGCCCTCCTTTACATCAAGGAATCCGTTCTCAAGTTGTATTCTAACCATTTATGTTGTCCTGGTTTGCGAGGCGCACGCTGATTGATTGGCGCATCAGATTCTTATTGCGTTGGTTGAGCATCTCGTATGCGTTGTTCTCCACGATGCATGGCTGATAAGCTGTGGACTCAGGAATGTGTATCGGACAACCATCCTCATCGATGAGCGGAATGCCATCTTCAGTTGTGACGTAGGTGACAATCTTGAGGAAAGTCTGTGGCGATGTGACCAGCTCCTCGAAGTATGTCGCCATGTTCTGAGTCATCCAGTTGGTGTTGAGCTCCACTCTCTTGATGAGATTTAAGTTGAATGTGTTGAAGCCAAACTCCTCGGTTTTGTAGGTCCACTCATCTGATGCGTTGACATAGCCAGTGACATCCTTGTTGTACATATCTCTGCTGATTTCTCCACGCTCATAGTTTTTCAGCTGGAAGGCGAATGAACTCCAAGAACCTAATCGGTCAAGGAAGAGCACATGATACTCTGAGATGAGCACTCGACGGTCTAAATAGATTCTGTACTTGACCGAATCTTGCAGTGGCAGTGTGGTGCCGTTGCCGAAGTACACATCGTACCACTCGGTGTTGTTGTCGATGAGGTCACCAGTGCCAACCAATATGCCATAGTTGTTTGGGCCAACCGGCACCTGGAGGATGTCATCGCTTGATGTTGGCACCTTGTAGAATGATGCACCGTTGCTGTTGTCAAAAATGATGCGGTCAGTGCCCTTTGGGTTTTGTAAATTGAGATACAAGTCTTGGCCCAGGGTGCAGTGGAAGTTCGCTGTCGGCTGATTGGTCAACCATTGCTTGGTGACTCCGTTGAGCTTGAAGTCATCTTTGTCATATACGGACCAATCAATCCATCTGAAGGCTCCGTTGAACACACTGTTGCCATTCAGCTCAGTGATATCACGCACGATGGTCTTGCGCTTGTCAGCGTAGCTCACCGAGCCATTGATTGTAGCGTCAGTGATCGTGGACCAGTTGACGTTCACCACGAATACTGAGCCCGTTGCGCTGACCACGGTGTGCAGTCCTTCGAGCTGTGGGTTGGCCACTCCAGCATCAGCTTGTGTGATGATGACTTGGTCACCTGGTGCGAATGAGTTTGCCACGTTTATCTGTACGCTGCCACTTGCATTCGTGAGGCTGCTCGTGTAGGCCACCTCGGTGACATACTCCTCACCGATGTTGACGTCAAAGTTGTAGTATGAATTCGGTGCGCCATAGCTTGAGGTGAGCTCGGTGTTCAGGTCCCAGGATACTTTGCTCTGCAGCAGCTTGGATAAGTCCTCCTCACCATAGCCCGTGCCGAATGTTGGAAGCACTTTGTACTCGGCAATCTTGGTTGCAGTGCCAGCCTCATACACATCAAAGATATATCGAAAGCCAGCCAAGTTTTTGTTGGTGGAATCGATGATGAACTTCAGTGGGTTGTATGCCGGACTAAACGTCTGCGGCCTCGCTATGGTTGTCTGAGCCATTCTCTTTGAGTTTCTCTATGAACTGCAATAACGGCAGACCATACTTGGTTGGCAATTCATTGGCGAATTCCACCAATGCCTTCACATTCTCTTCAGTCAGCTGAATCATAATCTTAAATTAAAGTTACTCCGATTGCTTGAGCAACGACCTGATTAACGTAGTTGTTGTCAGTACCCCAAGCTGCGAACTCATCTTCGGTTAAGGTGTAGTTACCTTGCGAAAGTTGGAGTCCGTCTTCAGTTAGCAACTGCCAGTACGTTGTGCAAGTCGTTGCTTCAGTTGTAAAGTTAAGAACTAAAACGGACATTTGCGTTGCCGTTCCTGCGTTAAGTGGGTAGACAATCGGCTCGATTGCTACTCCTTGTGTTGGTTGTGTTGTCATATTTTTAGTTAATTAGTAAAATGCGTTCCAAGTTGTTCCGTTGTATCCGTAGTGTTTATTGTCCGTGTTATCGTAGACAACCAATCCTGCGGCAGGTGAAGCTATTGCGTTGCGTTGCGTTGTGGTCATTCGTGGGGGTAGGAAGCCTTTGGTTGTTGAATCAGCTTGAAGTATTGCTGATGCATTAGACGATGTTCCACCAAAAATTGCCGAACCATTTAATGACACGAAAAAATTAGTTCCGTATAAAATATTTTGACACCACATATTTGCGGTGCTGATTAAGTTTGTTCCTTGAATATTTCCACCTGCAGTAATTGTAGTTGTTGTAGTTACTGCACCTGATATTCTAGCAGTACCATTAACGTCAAGTTTGTATCCCGCGTCTGTGGTGGTGCCTATTAAGACGTTGCCCGTTGAGCCAACTAATCTCATTCGCTCGGTTGTATTTGTTCCAATAGCTAAATACGCCGTGTTATGTAAAATAATACCTAAAGCTGCTTTTTGAAAAGATGTTATTTCTGCGCTATTTGCAGGAAGTCCCATACTACCCGTTGTGGCATTTCCTCTAGAAGTAAACAACAAACCATCAGTACCATTCAAGATATTTAGAAAATTATTTTGTGCAACTAAAGATGTTAAATTAACAGTCAAAGCTGAAGCCGTTGTTTTGGCAATAGTAAAATTATCCTGCACCCTCGCAGTACCATTGACGTCTAACTTGAAGCCTGCGTCGGTTGTTGTTCCTATGAGGATATTTCCGCCTAAAGGATTTAAAGCAAAAGTGTTAAATGCTCCTGCACCTGCATTTAGTGCTTGTAAACTTGGTAAATTAGCGTTTTCAATTCTTACTGTTAAACTTGCATTCGTGTTTAGCGTTGCGCCACTATTAAAGGATGCCAAGTAACCCGCTGAAGTATTTCTATAAACTTGAAAAGTTTGAGAAGGACTTGAAGTACCAATGCCCAAACGTCCATTCGTATTATCCCAAAACAAGTTAGCACTTTCCTGAAGCACGTTGCCCGTACCCTCAAACAATACACGTCCTATTGTACCCGAAGCAATCGGTGTAGTGCCTATGGTTAAGCCTGACGGCGGTAACGGTATCGCGTCGATGAGTTCTTGACCCGTGATTGATCGTGTGACGTAGCTTCCACTCTCCAGCGTGGATACCTCGATGAGGTCGGTTGCTTCCAGGTCGGCTCCCTTCGGAGTCATCTGGGATATCTTCTGAGTTCTAAATGCCATGCTTATATTGCAGAAAGTGAGCCAAATGTTTAGAAGGCGAAGTATGAGTCATCCGTATAGTACTCCTGGCGTATGTGCGTGGCAGCGTAGCGGATGGCATCCATGGCATCATCGAAGAGCTTCACGGGTGTATCATCGATGAAGTCACCAATCTTTTTCCACTTGTAGTTCTCATATTCCTTCTTGATGCGTGGGTCATCCTCACAGATTACTCCGAAGGTCTTGATGTTGTCGATGCCCTTCTTGACCACCTTGTTTGCGTTCTGCACATCATAGCCAGCGTTATTCATCTCAGCTATAATCTCGGGCCGTGCGTAGTCAGCCACGATGGTGACGTGCTTCTCGATATTGAGGTTGCCGAGCCTATCGATGAGGTTGGTGGTGGTCAGGTAGCTCTCATAGATGACTGGCTCGATGTAGATGTCATTGTCGCAGTAGTAGACCCTGATGAGGGCAGTCGGGTGATTGTATCCAAAGTCAAGGCCATATACAAAGTTCACAAACCTTGCCGGGCGATGCTTCACAAAGCTCCAGTTCGAATAGATGTTGCTCTTGCTGATTGCTTTCTCACCGAGGGCATAGATTTGATACAGCGACTCATCGGTGCGCTTGAGGTCCTCAATTTGTCGCTTGATGCTTTCGGGAAGGAATGGGTTGTCTTTGTAGGTTGACTTGATGATGATGCTTTCATCCATCGGCAGCTCATACAACCAGGATGCACTCTCA